CTGCGCCCCTGCACAAACTCCCAAGAAGAGGCTCACGCCCCTACCCCGAGAGGCAGAGAACGCAGCGCAAAACACGACCCGCAAGGGCCCCCTTCGCCAGCATGTTAATGCTTCGAATATGCATCAACGCTGACCCATTTCCAGTCGATACTTAGCGTATCCCCGCGGAAACCCGGGCGAATAGCCTGTTCGGTGAAGTAGGCGTAGAGCCCTTCTTCATCGGTGAGGCGAGGCGTTAGCGTGTAAGAGCTAACAGGCATCCGAAACTCGAGTCGTTGGAGGTTTGAATTCCAGCGATAAGATTTACTCAGTGCCCTGGCTGCTGGTGTTAATCTACCGTTAACCTCAACCATCTTGGCTTGGAAGCCGAGATGACCGTAGGGCGGAACACACAGATGTTCGGCCAACAAACTAATAGCATGCACGGTCCTCCGAAAAGGGCCGATCGCACACACTTGGTCGTTGACCGCGAGCCAGTCTCGCAGGTTCGTCAGTTTGGATCGCTTGAAGCGAACGATTCGAACGTCTGACCCACAAAAATACCATGAGCCACACGCTTCACGAGCTAAGCCGTTTAAACAAGTTTTTTTATTGTTTATAAGCAATCCACAGCTCTCCAATGCGCGCATTACTGCTACCGCATAGAATTCGTCCACTACGATATCATCTCCGAATACATGGAGATGACCCCTCTTGACGTAGCCTTTTATAAAACGGGCATCGTCAATCCGGTCCACTGAGAGTTTGTCCTGTATTAGCATTGCTGCTAAACAGATTGAAAAAAAGACAAGCGTCTCAATCGGGAAGCACAAGGCACTTCCCATCGTAGCGAAACTTCGGTTCACGATAATTTCTCCGAATACGTCTATTCGACTACTTCGGTATCGTGTTAGAAGCTTATAGCACCTGCCCGGCAGTACCAGCTTACACAGCCGGTTGGACAGTAAGTCGCTCGCGTCCTTCAAGTCGATCGTAGCATTCGTTGAGTAACGTGCTGCGTTTTGACTTCGGACCGTCGAGTCGAAGTTAATGCTATTACGTGTAAGATAGTGACTTTGAATAAGACCGTAAAGGATCCGCATCAACCCTTGTTGAGGGAATTGCAACTCCTTCGGCTCCATACAGATTATTCTGTGTCCTCGGAAATCTTTCGGGACAATGGCAACTGCAGACGTTCTGTCGACAGTTGTACCGAATCTTCGGTGATTTTTCTGTACGGAATCTGCTGAATCATGCAGATTATAGTCCCGGGGATAGTATTCAAATATCTCCGGATCGACACCAGCGATGGTATCGAAAAGCCACTTATCCGAGCCTTTCTCACCGTTCGCGACACTCCCTGGCCCATGGCAACCAAACGGGTTTGTTTCCCACTGTGCAAGTTGTGCACAAAGTTCCACATCCTCGTTAGCTACGCAAGCCGTAGGTTCTGCATCGCTACTAAGTACTCTGCCGAGGATATTACGGCAGTAAGAAATCAGCTCCGAAGACGCTTTGATCTTTGGGAGAGATGAGATCCTTTTTTTGAAGGAATCCACCTCATCATCGACCGAGATCTCCGGCTCTACGTCACTGACTTTAGAAAAAGCCAGAAAGAACTGACGTAGAATAAGAACCTCAAAACATAGGCTCTTAGCCTCCAGATTATTCTCATCCCTCGAATCAAAACGAGGATACCAGCCATACTGAAGGTCTTCACCTCCAATACAGTGGCGAAAAAGGCGCTGCCAAAGCTTACTAAAATGCTTAGGCAAACCCGATTCTGAGAAGAAGAAATCTGGTACTTCCTCTGGCGCGACAAACTTCGTCGACATTGCCAGAGAGACTTCAAGCGCTTTTCCGATTTGCGGAAAATATTGAAGAGGTACCCGTACGCCGTAACGACGTATGGCTCTTCGATAGAGTGCTTGCTCGTCTTCATTTGATACATCCTTTGTGAGATAACTGACGTCCTCAATAAAACGTGGATAGAAGGTTTCCCAAAGAGTTAAGTACTTAGGGTCTGAAGTTTTGTATGTTTCCATACTTCCTCCTGCAACATGGTTAAATGTTTGAGTATACCCCCCTCTCAGGGGTCATTTCAAGAGGGTAACACCCTCAATGACTACCTGAGAGTTACCTCAGGCCTTACCAGTTATTCCCGGTCAGGATTTTCTCCTTCTGGGTCATACTGGCCGATACAGCAGCACACTCGTTAATGAGTGATGCCAACACGTTCAGGAGTTGCTCCTGAACAGTCAACGATATCACCGTCTGATCCTTCGGGATCGAAATGGTGAGCGTTGCGGCGAACGTTGCGAGCTTATTAGTCTCGCTGTTCGGTTCGGTCCGCAGTAAACGAACAATCACGCGATCATTCGCGGCTGCGGAAGGCGGGGTCAGTTTCCGATCGATCGCAATCGAATAGGGCTGACTCAACGGGCGACCACTTACTTGATAAATGGCTCCGTTTGAGGTCGCGGACACAAGGCCGAAAGCCTGTGTAAGCGTGTTTGTGTAGTAGGGGGATAATGTCTCACTGGCCATGTTGGCTCCTTCTGAAAAGATGGTTAATGAATGGCTCGCTGGATTATAAGACCAGCGCCGGAAGCCTTCTGCTTCCATGTCAAGTCTGTGCCGAAGAATTGCGATAGCGTAATACCGGGTAATCCCTGGTATCGCACGTAGGCCCTTGCTGCGGGTTCTCCGTAGCTAAAGGAAACTAAATGCCCGTAATCGCACCACCCACCGTAGAGATACGGGGAGACAGAATAGGGGTATACTGCCCAATGAAGGGATGGTATAACCTTGATCTGGGACGGCCGGATTAAAAGGATAGAATATCCTATATCCGTGCAATCGGCACTACCAAGAAGTTTTAAGACACTAGGGAGATCCCTTATCGCTTTTGTATTGACGAACCAGTCAACAACAAACGAGTAGGGGACAAGTTCCCAAAGAGAGTCAAAAACTGAAGACGATGACGCGCCAAACGCAGCCATTGCTCCCTGAAGAGCGTTATAGCTTTGTCGGGCTCGCAGTGCGGCCTTACAACCGACAGCGACCTTGGCAAGTAACGCACCCGCCTTAACCTGAACCGCATGATATTTCGAGGAATTTCCATTCCCGATAGTCTGCGAGGTTGTGTGGGTGTCAAGGGAACCACCGCCATAATGGTAATCGTACACAATCTTTGGTGTATCGATTGGAAGGTTTTCACGTACTCGGTACGTGTTAGTAGCAGGAAGGTCTCGCTCGTTCCTGGCCAGCTGGTCATTATACCGTGTCCATGCCTTAGAGTAATTCCTAAGATCATTATAACACGATAACCAGCCATAACGATGCTCAAGCCAGAGGTTTGCGCCTTTCTTCGCAAGTTTCGCTGCTGGATTCATTCCAGCGCGTTCCCTCCAGTCTTTTCTTAAGACGCCAAAAGGATTTTTAATCATCCTAATGGTCTTCGTCAGTTCAGCCAACGTGACATAGATCATCGCGTCGCCGTCCAGGTTCTGACGAATATTCTGCCCAAGTGTCAGTAGCATGCTGGGAAAATCGATTGTTGCTACAGCCGCGTCACACGCCGCTTTAGTCAGCTTATGTTGTACGATCATATGCAGGTCAGCCGTCCAATTCCAATTTCCATATGTGTGGTAAACACCGATGGAAGTTTTGAGATAGTCCGGTTCTGCACGTAAATGTACACATGGCTGATAAGGGCGAGTGTGGTCGTAGTTTACGACATCCTCGATGTACCCTCGTTGAACTGCTTTCCCGACGTAAAAGTCTGAATATGTATCACTAACAAGCAACTCAAAGCTTGTTGGCGGATAACTGAGCGGGTTGCTCGTATCCGCACCACTAGTTTTGTGGATGTGCACATCAGTCATATTAACGCCGGTTGAGCGAATTCGTGGAGTTGACACTTGAACCTCCATGTGGGGACCTGATTTCGGACAGGGTTGAAATTTTTCAGGACGTCCATTCGGG